TTCTAAGTCTATTCTGGTATACATCTATAGTTACACCGTTTGGAATAGTTGTATTTGTAGCAGGTGCATTAAGGAATATTTCTCCTCCTTCATCACCTGATTGATACATTGATTTTAGATTAATTTGAGCAGTTACATTACCTGCTGCTGTAATCTCAGAAGTTGATGTAATTGAACCTGTTACTATTTGGTTATCTTTAAATGTATTAGATCCTGTTGTTGCAAAAGAACTTGTTCTAGAGTTAAGTACATAGAGTGGTGCTAATGATGCTGTTAAAGCGTATGAACTACTAATAGAATTTGATGCCCAGCTTGATGTTCCAAATAAAGAACCCGTAAATGATCCTGTAAATGATCCTGTGTGAGATCCAATAAATGAACCAGAAAATGAACCTGTATTACTTAAAAATTGATCTACTCTATTTGCTGTTAATATTAACGAGGGTGTTCTTGGATGAGTTGGTGAGGTACCCGCAGCAATTGTCTCTAATGTAATTACGTTAGCTTGTTCAACATGCCAACATAACTGAATGTAATCATTTGTTGATAGACTTAAATAATAATTCCAACCCGCTACAACTTGTCCATTAGACCCAGCTTTAAACGGCGGTACTCCTGCTACTCCTGATGAATCTACTATATCTGTTCCATTTTTTCTAACCCAAATTACTACATCTTGGATACTATTATCTGAGTTTGAAAATTGAGCTGAGAATTGTACGTTATAAACACCGGCATTTGTAAATTTTATTCTGGATGTGTCTCCAGCTGATGCACTTACAAATACTCCATTTGAAATATCTGTAGTGCTTAATGACATTGAGTATATTTGAGTAGCACTTGCTGCTAAAACAGACCCTGTATCGTAAAACGATCCATAGGACCCTGTCGCTGTATTAAATCCACCTGATCCACCAGTAGATGTAATTATGACTTGCCCTAATCCATTAGTTGGTGATAAACTAATATTTGCTCCTGCAAGTAACTGAGTGACTCCTCCGTTTGCTGCATATGATGAACTTAGGGCATAAGAAGCAGATACTGGGTTATTTGCATTCACAGTAACTATTCCTGTTCCACCAACAGGAGAAATAGTAATATTAGTACCTGCTATGATTTGAGTAACTCCACCACCTGCACCTGATCCGATATTAACAATAGTCTGTGTATTCCCCTGCTGTTTTTTGATATAAGCCTTACCGTCGAATGTATTTACGGCAAGATCCCCTAAAGCAAGCTGGGTTATACTAGGTACGGATCCTGAAACGGATATGGTTCTTATTGATGGCATTACTCTCTATAGTCTGAAAATACTTTTAAGACTGGTTCTACAATCTTATGACGGTGGTTTTGTTCTAAAGTTATGACTTTAATTCCAGAAACTTGTGGTTCTAACTTCAAAAAGAAATCAAAGCCGGAGTCTTTTTTGCTTCTTAAATCACATTGTGACATATCACCACAGAATAGCATCTTAGAATTTACACCTAGACGCCCTATCATTAGTTCAGTTTGTCTCATGGTGGCATTCTGGGCCTCATCAATTAAAACAAAGCAGTTAGTAAATGTATTACCTCTTAGGAATCCAAAGGGAGAAACCACGACAGACCCTTCTGCTACTAGTTTCTCGGTCTTATCCTTGCCTATAAGTTCATGCATTATGTTATAAATAGGTGCTGTGAGGTATGCAAGTTTATCATCTACTCCTCCTGGAAGGTGTCCGATATCCTCTCCTGCAGTTACATAAGGTCTTGCTATGATTAGTTTCTCAATATCTTTATTGAAAAGTAAATCAAGACCTGCCTGGACTGCCAGTAAGGTTTTACCTGATCCTGCTCTTCCTTTAATTGCTATAATATCATGGTGTAGGATGTGAGCTTTAGCAAATTTCTGCTCTTCGTTTAAGGTGATTCCAAAATTAATTGGGTTCTTAGGTCTTCTTTTTTCTTTGAAAACCTCATCAGTGTGGCTGTTACTGCTCATATAATAACTCTCTTACTGATAAATAGGTTTAAAAAAAAGAAGCCCGACTTTCACCTCAGTGTTTCTGAAATCTTCCGGTGGCTGGATCTTTAAATTTCTGGTAGTTTCTATTTTTAAGAGCCTGGCATCTGGCTTGGTATTTTTCTGTTCCTTCCTGTTCACCGTAACGTTCAATATACCATGGGAGAGTGAATCGGCCTTTGGCTTTTTCTTTCATTTTGTTTTTTGATTCTTCTGTATGTATTGATCCGAACATCCCGTTACCCTCCCCAAGCCTTAACTCCCTTACTTTCTGTATAAATTCAAAATACTCTGGGGTGTCTTTTCTCCCTGCCCAATTGTCCCCACCTGCCCCTGTTTCTAATGTTGAATTATACCCTGCTCTTACCGAGTTGTAAGTAACAATATGCTCTAATTCTTTCGCAATAATCTCTTGTAAGGTATCAGCTTCATCAATAACTCCTATCTCAAAGTTTTCCCAACCATACTTCCTTATAGCGTCATGTAATGCATATCCTTTACCTGATTTTACTGAAGCTCTATGTTCAGTCAAGCGGCGATTAAAATCATCTGTTCTGCCAATGTAAACTTTTCCGTTAATTTTGTTTTCAAATTTATAAACGTATTGCATATACTTATAAATATCGGTAGAAGTCGGTAAAAGTGTAACTTGTAACAAAAAAAGCCTGGATTTCTCCAGGCTCTTTAAGATTATTTTAATGGTTAATCTTACAAAGTGTTCAAGCCACTTACGTAGATTTTTCCATAAAATTCCGGTCTGACCATCTTCTTCGCGTAACGAGTCAAAAGACCTTTACGTGGTACGAAGGTTTCAGGATCATACACCAAAGGAGTCATGATCAATGGAATGTAAGGAGCAAATACTGCACCAGTTTCCAAGAATTGGCTACCTTTGAAGCCCATCAAGATGGTATTCTCTTTCATGTATGGGTTTTTGTAAACAGTGTATCTGTTGTTGATTTGACCCATTTTCTGTACACCGAATGCATAAGATGCAGCAGTTACATCACCGTTAGAAGTTGAAGCAAATCCTGGGATACTTTCCAAAATAGTAGCAACTGTAGGAGAAACTACGCAGAAGTTCGCACCACCACGTAAAGTTCTTTGGTGAATAATGTTACTCAATTTTTGCATTTTAGTTCCTAAAGTTTGGAACCATTGTCCTTGAGAGTTGTAGAAACCTAAGTTTGAATCAAATCCAGTACCAGCAGCGTTGATAGCGTTGTTGTTAATAGCAGACCAATATTCAGTTCCTGCAGCAGCAGAAGAAATCAACATATCCAAGATTTCCATATCAATTTCCAAAGAAATATACTCAGACATTACAGCTGTCAATTCAGCTTCAGCATCCAATGAATGGTATGCATTCAAGTCTTGAGCAAATTCTGGAGTCCATTGAGATTTCAATTTCTTAGTCTTAGCTACGATAGCTTCAGATCTCATTTGAACGTTGATTTGTGGGATAACAATCTCAGAAGCAGACTCGGCATTAGGAACTGCATAAGAAGCACCAGCTTCGAAATCTCCTCTTGCATTGTCAGCGGTTGCTTTGTTGTAATACAAGGTATAAGAACCTGTAGAAGCTAAAGTTGCACCTGAACCAGTGAAGTAGAAGGAAATAGTACCAGCACCGCTGTTCAAGGTAGTGAATTCTTGTAATAGAGTTCCTACAGTTACTGCAGAACCAACACCAGTTTCAGTTGTAGCTGAACCAGATACTAATACAAAACCTCTAACTGCCAATGGGTCAAAGTTAGAAAGAGAAGAAGTCAATACTGTAGCTTTCAAGATACGACCAGCAACTAAAGAAGCTGAGAATTCAGAGCTAAAGTTTAAATCAGACCAAGCAGTTGCAGCAATGATTGATCCAGTTAAGGTTGCAGCAGGAGCAGCAGAAGAACCAGAAATAAGACCGAAAGCAGAAGCTGAGAAATTGTTAGTAGAGAAAGTGAAACGACCAGCTCCATATAAAGCACCTGTTGAAGTGTTACCGAAGTTAGCAGAAGTATCACCATACATTGAAGTACCTGAAGTAAAAGGGTTTTTGTTAGTTCCGTATTGGAAATCCAAGAAGAATACAAGACCTGAAGGTAAGTTCATTGGTTGAACTGAAACGAATTCTTTCGCAGCAATTTGACCAAATACTTTACGCACTAAAGGTAAAGCGATACCAGCCCACTGTTCACCTGTACCTGCGGTAAAAGATGCACCAGTTCCTGTTTGAGATTGCTCGATAACCAACTGTTTAGCTTGGTTTTCAAGAATCATAGACATATTATTTTTTTCAGTTTCGTTACTGATTCCTCCTAAAAGGCCAGTAGCGCCCCATTTTTTTGCCAATCGAGCAGCGTCCGATTGCAAAGACTGCCAGGGGTTAGCAGATTCTAGTAAGTTTTGTACGTTTGACATTTTTTCTAATGTGTTTTTGTTTTATTTTAAGCCTGCAAGTTTTTGGAACCTTTCAACCATTGCATTAGTTTCCACCACAGGCTGTTTGCTTGGTGTACCGCTAATTGTTTTAGATGCAAATGATTTGTTTTCTCTCACCAACTCTCTCTTGTCTGTTTTGTTCAAACCTGAAGTTAGAGTTTCGTAAACTAACTTAGTTTCTTTAACTGATTCAGCATTATCGAATGCAGTAAGTACTTGTACTTTTTGTGCTTCTGATAAGTTCTTAGCTTTAAAAATTTTGTTAGTGTAAAGTAATTTAGAATTAAGAAGGTTAATTTCATGTAATTCTGATCTTAGTGTTTTAACTGTCTCTAAAGCTTCTTCAAGTTCACCTGAGTTTTCTTGTTTAGCTTTTTCAGCAGCTTTTTTAAGCATTTCTTTTTTCTCAGCAGCAGAAGCTTTCATGAATCCAGCAGCACCAGCAACACCTAAAGCAGATAGTACTATACCTACATACTTAAGCATTTCTGCACCTTGCATACCGAAAGAAGTTACATCTTCTTTTAGCC